CTCAAGGGAAACCTAAGGTGGAAAGCAACTTAAGTAACAACCTCAGTGGAGTTGGTGTGATAAGTAACACCGAGGTAAATAGAACTGTCAAACTCTGTAGTATGTAAATCATAATCTTTAGCTAAAATCTTATCAACAGAACTTCCATTGTAGCACTCACCAAAGCCTGTCCTGGCAAAATCGAAAAGGGAGGAATATTCCTCAGCGTCAAGACGATAACGTGCACAGAAAGACTCCGGGTCGACAGTAAAAGGATCGAACAAGGGATTGAAAACAGATTTAAAGCGGAGCAGATCGGTTATCTCCTCAAAGAGAATATCTTCAGCTGGGGCACAAGCAGCACGCATAGCATCGAGAACAGAGGAATGTGTACGGGGATAACAACCCTGTAACAAACTACTCTGAAAAATGCGACCGCGTTCACGTAGGGGTCCATGGCCAGGCAAATCTCCCCGACAGGTCCCTGAAGCACGCAGCAGGACTCCGAAATTTAGCATGGGCTGCCAACAGCCAACGGAATCAAGGACAGGCGAATTCTTAAGAAACTGGACATCTTCAAACTTCTCAAGAGGGGCAAGGCCAGTGAGCATGTAACCTGCACCGGAGGCCGCATTTAGAATCTGTTCAGAAATCCCATTTATAAGCTCCCCTGTGTAATCACACTCAGAAATAGCCAATCCGATGAATAGATTTGCTAAATTATTGATCCCGGTGGTAATAGTACTACCGGAGTACAGCATAGGCCTAAGTGGTTTGAGGAGAACAATGTGGTCCTTATTGGCACGTGAAACAATTCGCAGTGGTTTGGAACACTGTGCAACAAGTCTAATCATATCTTCACGTGGTAAACCCGGTGGCATAATACGAATAAGACTTTCGAATAATGCTGGTCCATGAGAAGCATCACATGAAGAGATGTCCAAATTATAACGATCGATCCCACCGCGACGGTTACGAATTGATAAGCAAGCATCATCTGAAAAGTAAAGGAAATAAAACCGACCTGGGGGATCCAACAAGCATTTGAAATGCTTTCGAAGCTCAATTGGATCCGGTGTTTTACAAAACACAAGGTTACCACCGTTAATTTCGATCCCTTCCTTAGATTGAGCTTCTTTGAGAAAATTCGTCAGACGGAAGCCTAATAATGAAGCGACAACACCAAGATCTCCAATGGACCTCGGCCATTTCCCTGGCTTGGCCCATTCATTAGTTTTAAGTTTCCACAAGACGGTGTTCACCCAACAACTCTCAGTGTCAATATTTATACCCTCCTCACGCATCTCCCTCCAAGCCTGAATTCGCAAAGCTTTCTTTTCATGAGGATCAGCATGGTGGAGCTGAGCTTCCAGCTCGGCCCCGAGATAGTCTTCAAAATATGGTTCGTAACTGCACTGTAGGTTGTCTAGAAAAGATTGGTGTGTGTTAATGAAATTAGCTTGGTTGATGAAGAGTTGGTCATGCAGCCCGGGGATTTCAGGTGCCCGGATACCAGTAAGACGCCGCATGGCCAGACGGAAATTGTGGTTAGTGTTGGAGAAAATAACAGAGTTATGTGAGACGGAAGGTCCAAAAATGGTGCGATAGGTCCCATCACCGATCTCAGCACCACAAGGAAACATAAGATCACCATTGACCCAATATTGTTGCCCAGAAATGACTACGAAAGAGTCATTATATTCGTACCTCTTGTCGACTTCACAGTTACATGTGCCGACGCGGAACGGGCCCCTGTCCTCTGGTACAGAGAGGGTTGAACCCTTTGGCCGAAAACCACCTCATTATTTTGAGGCAAAGCAGATGAGTCGGCCGACCCTTCTACCATCTTCTGTTGGACATAATGATGCAAGGTGTTTTGCAGAATCTTGGAATCATAACGGCGGTAATCATCGATGCCTTCCAAAGAATACAAATTCTTACGAGCAGCATCAATAAAACTACGCCGAACGGCACGCTTCCCTTCTGTATCAACAGCAACAACGCTGCGATAATTCAACTTCACAACGTCTCCATCCAGGAGCGACGACAACCTCTCCAATATTTTCACAAATATAGGACAGGATGCAGTACTCTTGAAGCCAGCTGCAATCAATAAAGCAGTGCCACTGGACGAATGTATAGAATAAGGAGCAGAGTTTCCGAAGGTGGTTCCAAAACGCCAAGTCTCAAGCTTGCTGGAAGTGACTTGGCGCTCTTCAGGGAGAGCAACCCCATCGTTTACAACATGCATCTCTTCATAATGGGAAAAAGGCAGGCCTGTCTTTAACTTGTCTAAGAGATTCTGAAACCAACTCTTCTTGAGCGTAAGATCCTCCAGGTAATAAATATTAACAATTTTGACGGAAAACTGTCCCATGTCGTTAAGCCCGGGCCCCAAAGCTGGAGCATCAGGTGGAAGAATAATGTCAGGAACGATAAACTGAAAACCGTTGACAGAAATAAAAGCACCCTCTATATGACGACGTCGACCACCGCGTTGAACTTCAGCCTCGAGTGAATTACGAAGAGCTCGCCCTTCAAACTCTTGGATAAT